TTTGCCATTTTCAGTCTCCTTTAGCTGTTATAAGCAAGTATCAGTAAACTTAAATGTGTATGCCTTTCGCTCGCATTACTTTTGCATATTGCTTACGATGTTCTGCATTACTCATATCAAGTTTTGATACATCGTTGTCAACCAAGTTATCTTGCTTGCCTATTCCTTGTCCAGTTCCAGAACCACTTGGTCCTGCTGTAACAAAGTGTGGGTTTGCTGTGAGAAACTCATTTACCAACTTAGACACTTTTAGTGGGTTACCACTTTCATCATATCTAACTTGTCCATTTTGATCTGTTACATCAACTGTGCCACCTTCATTAAGTTTAAGTTGACCTTTTAACAATTGAACCACTTGCTGTGGGTTAATTGCTTTCTGGCCACTAGCTTCATTAAGAAGTGCACCGTCTACTTTAATAGAAGTAAGTTCGCTTTCATACTGTTGAATTTTGCCATTGAATTTCTCCGCCTGCTCTTTCAACATTTCTTCGAACTGCCCACGCTTTTTCAAATCTGTTTGACGTTGCGTTTCTTTTTCTTCTACTAACTCTTTGTAAAGATCTAAGTCAACGCCTGAATATTTCTTTTCAAACTTTAACTTTTCTCTTGCCACTCTATCTGCAACAATACGATTTACGTCTTCTTGCGAGTGTGTGTTATCTTGTTTCTCAGATACTTGTGTATCTACCTGCTTTTCACCTATTTCTGGTTGAGCATCAGTTTGCTCAGGTTGTTTAACCGCTGTGTTCTCTGCGTCCATTTATCTACCTCTTTGTTATTGGTTGAGTTCTACCACCTGCCCTCTAATAGCAGTATGTAATGTTATTTATACTAAATGAGCATAAACCGTTAATTTAACGGCATTAAGACTACTATAAAGTCATTTGATATTGTCTTGCCCAATCATTACAAGCTAGGGCAGGAGTTTTTCCTTTGTTATGACGTCTTAAGCCTTCAATTTTATGTTCTGTTAATTTTAAATTGTTTTCATACATTGTTTCAAAGACATTGTTATCTAAATTTTGTTGTTGCCATTCTCTAATAGGAGCAGTCCATCCTGTTTTTTTCTTATTAATAATATTATCTGTTAGTAATCCTTTATAAGCAATCTTAGGTAATAGTTTTGTATCGGCTTCAGTTGCACCTATTTTATCTTTAGTATGAATAGACATAGCATAGTTAATAAACATTTTTGTTGCTAGAGGAAATCGCCCCTCCATAGAATATTGCATACCATAACGATCATTTCTTCTAAAAAATTCTTCAGGACATTGTCCAACAATATCTAACATCATATATGAAGCAACATTATCCGTTTCTACTTGCAAACTTTCAGGAAATGTTGTTTTTATTAATTCATCTATAACATCATCATATGAATATTCCATCTTAGGAAGTTTTAAAGGAGCACTTAATCTAAACATCCATTGTTTAACTATTTGTCTCCAGTCTTGTTTAGCATTGCCAAATTGTTTTCCTAGTTTATAGTATTTGGGATATCCTCCTAATACTTCGTCACCTAAATCACCAGCCATAGTTACTACAATACCCTTTTCAGATAAAAATTTATTTGTGTAATTATACATTGGCAAACTTAGATTATATACAGGCTCTTCCATATAATAAACTGCATTGTCCCAGTTATTAACGTAAATGTCAGGAGTTATTTTTATTACTTCATGATTAAACTTGTCTCTTAATGCTAACTCTAATGCACAATCATGATCACTATTAAAATCCTCATGAGTTATTTTAGGCATTGGATGAATCATGTTTGTAAATGTTCTTGCAGAGCCTTTAATTTTGTTTAGTTCGTATGCTATTGCACTTGAGTCTAAGCCCCCAGATAAAAATACACCTATTTCTCTTTTTCCTATACTACACATTTTTACAGTTTTATTCATCATGTGTCTAAATTCAAAAGGATCAAATTTATAATCTGATGTTGCTCGTGGAAGAATTCTTTTTACTTGTTTTAATGTGTTATGGTGTAAATTATAACATAATGTTTCTCCAGACATTACTTTTTTAATTCCACTAAAGAAAGAATGACTAGTTACATTTAATCCTGACAAAGAAAAACAAGACATTGCCATTGGATCTATTTTATTACTATTAGGAACTTTATCTATTAATCCTTTTACTTCACTGCCAAACACTAACCCTTCTTTTATTTGTGCATAGTATAAAGGTTTTATTCCTGCATGGTCTATTGACAAATATAATTTTTTATATTCTTTATCATAGTATGCAAGTGAATGCATCGAGTCTATTTCATTTAAGAAAGCAATACCTAAATTGTCAAGGCCCCAAGCCAGCAATTCAGTATCACAATCTGTTTTAGGAATAAAATTATAATATTTTTTTAATAATTCATAATAGTTAAAGATTTCTCCATTATAAATTAAAATATTTTCTTTGGGGGTAATATATGGTTGTTTAGATAAATGGGGTTTATCTGTAATTGCTAATAGATTATGACCTAAGGTAATCTGTCCATCACTCCAGATACCTTGTCCATCTGGTCCTCTATGTTTTATTATTTTTAGATATTCAGATACAAAGGTGTCGTCATTAGAAGTAATTCCTACTATTCCACACACTACTTCTTCTTATAACCTTTTTTCTTTTTCTTCTTTACTGGTGGACGGCCCTTCTTAGTTCCGTATGTTCCTTTTCCTTTAGGCATATTATATCACCCAATGGTAAAAAACTGCCGCAAGTCCCCAACCTATTACTAGGTAAACGATATTGTTCCAGTTTAGTTTCCACCCTACTTTAAAGTCTTTAATTTTCATAATGTTTCTCCTTAATACACTATCTTCTTTTTTCGTTCTAAAATTTCTTTTCTTCTTATTTTACAAAGTTGATAAAATTCTAATAAGTTATTTCTAGCTCTTACACCAGCCGCTTTAGAATCTTTAACTTCAAACTTCCAAACGTTTTTATTATAGTCTTCAAGGACATCTCTTATTCTTTTTTCTGTTGGAATTTCACTTATAAAATCCCTATCTGGAATAAACTGGCCCATTATTCACCAATGTCTTCAATAAACCCTTCAGATATAGTTTCAAATATCCTTTTATCAATCTCAGCATTTATTTTTTCATCAGTAATGTTTGCTTCTTTGGCCATTTTTAACATAGCAATATCATTTGCTTTATCTTGGATTGAGAATGAACGTGGATATATAATTTCACCGTCAAATGCCATGCCTTGATACATAGCCCAGCATCTCCATATCTTTTCTTCTGCAAGTTCTAAGTTTGAGGCAAAGTCTGCCAGCTTCGCGTTAAGCATTTGGAATTCTGTTTGTAATCCAATGCCTGAAAGTCTACGACTCTCTATGCTTCTAATTCCACCTAAGGATGCCATTCTATCTATTGAATCTACTTTAGTTCTTATAGCACTTAATACACTTTCAATCGATGCACCGTTAGGTTGTAACAAGTAAGGTTTTAAATTTCCATCTAAATTTGCTGGCATTTGAATTATTGATCCAGCACCAGCTGTAGCTTCTGTGTCTACAGATTTTACAAGTGACGGATGGTTTGTTAATCTAATAATTTGTTCTATTTCAGAACCCATCTCATACAATTCTCTTTGTATGTCTGCTATGTCGCCAACAGCACTAACACCTACGCCTCTTATATTTGATCTTTGTGCGTAGATAGGAACTGCAGGAATTTTGCCATAGTAGTTAGGTGTGCTAGTATATAATTCGCCTGTTTTTTCATTACCATCAATTCTATATACATTAACTTCGTCTGGTGTGTATTCTCTAATGTATTGTTTGGCTTCTACTATCTCTTCTTTTACTTTTAGATATGTTAATTCATATAAACCGTTTTGTCGTCTTGTGTATGCCCAGTCTAAAACATTGTCTGGTGTAAACATTGAAACATACGGTCTAATGTCTTGTTGTAATTCTTCAGCTCTTGTGCCAACTTGCACATTAGGTTTATCAATGACAACCCATACGTTTCCATATACCATTGCTAATGAACTCATTTCAGAAACAAACGCATCAAAACTTCTACCATCAAGGTCTGCGTCTTTCATGAACGCATTTATTCCTGGAGCATTTTCTAATTGTCCAAGATCTCTTTTGACAGGTTTTCTAAATAAGAATGAATTGTAAATTCCAACAATGCTTCTAACATGGTTGTCTAATCCTATTGCTCTTAATCTTTTTTGATAGTCATCTTTAGATTCATAATAATAAGGTTCTAAATATTTTCCTAAGAAATAATCATAACCACCAGTATATGAATCGCCAAGAAACTGCCACCTATTAAGGTAATGTTTGTATGCGGCATGATGAGCAGTAATGTAATCAACAGCGATAGTTCCATCTCCTTTAATCACTTTATCTCTAATAACAGGCATTATCTATAACTCCTTGTGTTATTGGTTCCTGAAAATGCCCATCTCTGCGGTGCAGAAGCTTCATATTCAGTTCGAAGTGGATAAAGGTAGTCTACTAGATAGCCCACTGCGTCAGCCATATGATCCAAATCTCCATCCTTGTCAACAATGGATGTTCCGGGTTTGTATACTATACGTTCTAAAGAACTTATAATTTGTTTACACTTAGGATCAACAAACAAACTTGGTGTTCCTTTTGTGTTTTTTAATTTTGCATTAACGGCATTTATTCTGTCTCTTACAGGAGTATGGTTATTTCTAACAAGAACTCTAAATCCAGCATTTTGTAAAATACTAATATCTGTTCTACCACCTGCACTTGAACGACGTTGTTTACCAGCTGGATCTGGATACATTATAATTCTTGATTTAGGATAACGTCTTTTTAATTCATCACAAACTTCATCTGTATTAGATCCGTTCATTACAATTTCATCAATGAAGTGTATTGTATTACCTTCAATTACTGATACTGAACAAGACATAGGATCAACGTTAAAGTCTATTCCACAATGTAATTCATGAAGTGAATATGCATCTGCTTTTTTAACAGTATAGCTTCTATCAAAGTTATAATAAACAACACCACTATAGGTATTAAAAGTAGCAAGATATTCTTGTTCAAATGTTTTTTGATCCATATCTCTTTTTGCTTGTTCTATTTCATTTTCAGGAACATTGCCACCATCTAATGTTGTGTATGTATGAGCGGCCCAGTCATCAGTTTCTTGTGCCATAGTATACATTTCATGACTGAAAGAACCAACACCTCTTGGAGTTCCAATGAACAATGCTCTACCTGCCTTGTCTGACAGAGTTGGTCTTAAAACTTCTGTCCATGTTCTCTTACTAATATCTTGAAACTCATCCATAACAATAAAATCCAAACCTACACCTCTTAAAGAGTCTGGATTGTCTGCGCCTTTCAAATGTATAACTGATCCATTTTTTAATCTTAATTTTAATTCTGCTTCATTGCTTTGTTCAATCCAACGTAAGTCTTTTAATTT